ACACGTTCATCAAGCAAAGGCACCGAGAGAACACTTCGCACAACCTCAGATCATAAGATGGATTTGAAGGTGACTGCACCCGATCTTATCGAGGCGAGTGCTGAGTTAGATTTAAACAAATTGTTTGAAGCTATACAAAATAATGCGAAGTCTAAACTTAAAGCGAGCAATGTGAAAGGAGATAAATAATGTCTAATGTTGCAGACTTTCTAAGCATGACACCGAATGACACACCAGAAAGTGTTATGTTACCCGAGGGGAGTTACGAATTTACAGTCACTTCTTATAGGGCAGATCAAGTGGGTGAGAACTCAACTCCACTTGTTAGAGTTAACGTGAAAGCGAACTCCGTTATTGAATCAGATATTACTGATGCGGATTTGGCTAACACTGAGTCAACTCGTATGGAGTTCTGGGCAACCCCAGCATCTCTAAAAATAAATAATCCTGCAATAGGATTGAAAGCATTCTTAACAAATGCTTTAGACTTAGGTCATGTAGATGATCTACCTTACTCTGAATTGCTAGAGATGGCAATCGGTAAGAACTTTAAAGGCATGGTCAAGCACGAAATGACTGGCAGAAATAAGGATATCAAGGTCGCTTCGATCAAGAGAATCCTAGCCTAACTTCGGGGAGAGAGTATGAGCAACGTAACTACAGTTCTTAAACAGGTTAAACCGCAACTACCAAAAGGTGATTGTCGTATTGCTTTTGTGTTTGATTTTCCAACCACAGACGAGCAAAGATTGGACAGCATTATGGTAGGTTCCGCGGGTAAAATGTTTCACAGCTTATGTGAAATATCTGGTATAGATGTGGAGAACTGTTTGCTTACGCATGCTCTCGCTCAGAAGCCACCACAGGAGAACCCTTCCCACTTTTTCTATAATCGAAATGAATACAAAGCGATCTGTAAAAAAGGAGAGTGGAGATCGAAGTACCCTGTGAATGGCTTCGGTTTTTTAAAACAAGAGTTTGAACATAACATAGATACGTTATGTAAACAGCTTAACGAAGTGCAACCCAATGTCATTGTGGCAATGGGAAGTCTTGCGTTATGGGCGCTTACAGGACTGGATAAGGTCGGTACTTACCGAGGCACTATCCTACTTTCTAATCTACAAAAACTTACCCTTTCAACTAAGGTAATGCCAACCTACAGTCCTAGTGCCATCAATAGACAATATGAATTTAGACCTGTGGTTCTTGCGGATTTGCAAAAAGCAATTACAGAATCAGAGACTAAAGAACGAATCATAAAAGAAAGAGAGTTATGGATTGAACCAGAAATCAAAGACCTCGAGGATTTCGAGCAAAGATATATTAGAGAAAATAACGAAGATCAGCCACTCAGTTTCGACATTGAAACAGGCGGCGGTTTTATTACTTGTATTGGTTTCGCTCCAAGCGACACTGTCGCTATGGTTGTACCATTCAAGGACAAGCGAGACGTACTCGAAAATTATTGGACCAATGTTGCACATGAACAACAAGCTTGGGCTTGGGTAAAGAGGATACTCGAGAATGAAAAGATAACTAAGGTAGCACAGAATCAATTTTATGATGTGACTTGGTTAGCATACAAGCAGAAGATTAATGTGCGAGGTACGATACACGACACCATGCATTGCCAACATGCATTGCAACCCGAACAACCTAAAGCTTTAGGATACTTGGGTTCAATATATACAAACGAGGGTGCTTGGAAAACTATGGCTAAGTTTTCAAAGAGTACTAAAAGGGATGAATAGATGTAATGAAACGCGCCCCATATTTCTCGGAGTTACCGATACCAAACAATCTGGTGACAGTCGAGAGGGAGATAAGGTTGTGGAGAGCCGTAATAGATCAAGCGTTGTTGGATTTTTTATCAGACAGTACAGTTAGTGAGAACGTAGCTAACAAAGAACGAGCCAAGATTTGGTTGCGAGGTAAGACAGAAGACTTTTTAATAGTGTGTGACTACGCACAATTAAATGCAAAGGAAGCACGAGAAATGATATTTAATATTATAGGGGGTATTGATGAACTCTACAAGTAACAGAGCAACAACAGCTTACGCTACTCAAATAGGCGGGGATCATTATAAGAAGTTTAAGATACAACCCTCTGAGTTTGTTAACAAGAATAAGTTTATGTTCGCAGAAGGTAATGCGATTAAATACATTTGCAGGCACCAAGATAAAGGGGGCAAGCAAGATTTATTAAAAGCAAAACATTATATCGACATGATAATTGAAAGAGACTACGAGTAATATGGGAGACAAAAGCGATGGCAAAAATTATAAAGAATGTAGATATTCAAAATATCGAACTTGATGATGAGCAAACTCTTTGGACCTACTGCGCTTTAGACTGCGCTGTAACCCAAGAGATATGGCAGAAGATCAAGTTAAAACTAGACGACACTACTTCCAAGACATATCAATTTGAATTAGACAGTCTCAAGACTGCGATGGCTATGACCCTTAAGGGTTTACGTGTGGACACTGACCGTGTAAAGAACATGCGTGCCCCCCTTAAGGAACAGCGACTCAAGTTAGAGAGGATGCTTAACTTATTTTCCATGGCAGTGACAGGTAAGGATCTGAATCACGCATCACCAAAACAACTTCAAGATTTATTCTATGTGTACTTAGGCATACCTAGAATCATGTCCTATAAAAAGGGACAGCAAAAAGTATCAACCGATAGAGAAGCGTTGGAACACTTACGAAAAGAATACCCACGCGCCAAGCCTTTTGCTAACGCGATTTTAGCGCTTCGTGATATTGACAAACAGCTAAGTGTTCTAGAAACCACACGAGATAGAGACAACCGCATACGTTGTTCTTATAATGTGGCAGGAACAGAGACAGGCAGGTGGTCTTCATCAGAGGCTCCTTGGGGTACAGGGACTAATCTTCAAAACATTACAAAAGATTTGCGTTCTGTTTTTATTCCCGATGAAGGCAAGGTAATGTTCTATGCTGACTTGGAACAAGCGGAATCTCGTGTGGTGGCTTACATTACAGGTGATGAAAAATATATTACAGCTTGTGAGAGTGGTGACTTGCATACCACGGTGGTTAAAATGGTGTGGAAAAATATGGGGTGGAGTGGTGATGATAAACAAGAAAGAGAACTCGCCGAGAAACCTTATTACTTACACTTCTCTTATCGTGACATGTGTAAACGTGCAGGTCATGGTACCAACTATGGTTTATCCGCGGCTTCTTTAGGCAGACATTTACAAATTAAAGTAGCCCATGCTACACGATTCCAACTACTTTATTATGGTGGTATCGTATCTAAAGAATCTGTTGAGAGATGGCACAAACAAAATCCCGAGGCAGGTTTTGATGAACTCCTAGTTAAAGGTAAAGATTTAGGTGGGGGCACACTGCGAATTGAGGGGGCGTTCGAAGGTATCCGTCAGTGGCATGAAAGCGTACAGCAACAATTACTGGATACAGGAACACTCACTACACCGTTGGGTCGTAGGCGCGAATTTTGGGGCAGGCTCGGTGAGGCTACCACATTACGTGCAGCGATTGCTTTTGTTCCGCAGTCAACCATTGGTGACTTGTTAAATATGGGACTATATCGCGTATGGAATGAGCTAGCTGGTGAAGGCGTAGAGATTTTAGGGCAGGTTCATGATGCTATTCTAGGTCAAGTACCTATTGAAAAGGTAGATGAACTGATGCCAAAGATTGTAAATTGTATGACTAATCCTATTGATGTGAATGGAAGAACATTAATTATTCCATCTTCAGTAGAAGTAGGAAACACTTGGAAAGATATGAAAGCTTGGGAAGGAGGTCAGAATGTCTAGAGTATTTCCAGACTACATAGAGGCATGTGTTAATGCAACTGAGCGTAGTCCAATACCTACATTGTTTAGGCGCTGGTCCGCCATCTCATCCGTTGCGGGAGCATTAGGTAGGCGCGTCTGGTTTCCCATGCCTAACTACGATATACGTTCAAATATATTCGTTGTTCTAATTGCTGGTCCTGGGAGAAACAAATCAGTGAGTTTGAATTTGCCATATAGTAAAGTATTTAGCAAGTTAACAACTCCGCCAGGCAGCAAGCCAGATCATGCTACATATAACACAGGTCTAGAAGAATATGGTTTAATGAAGTATCCTTTATATTCTATTCAAGATAGAATTACACCAGAGAAATTAGCAGTGGATATGTTCAAGTCATCTCGATTAGATATGAGATTGTCTACACCATCTGATCCTTTCCATGATGCTTCACTCACTCTAGTAACATCAGAGATAGGAACTTTCTTATCACGTAATGAAAGATACTTACAAATGTTTTTAACAGACATGTGGGATTCTAAAGAAGAGTACTCACATAAAACTAAAACAGCGGGCGAATATGTTATCAAAGGTCCTTGCCTTAATTGGATTGCATGTTCAACACCAGAACAATTTGTAGATAACTTACCAGAAGATGCACGATCTCAAGGTTTGTTATCTAGAATAATTCCTGTATTCTATGACGGACCAAAGATTCCACAATCATTATTACAGGACAGAGTAAGTAATACAGATGTCATTAATTTAAGACATGACTTAGCAGAGATTGCAAAGATGTACGGACCTATGACTCTTGAGGAAAAAGCTTTTGATGTAATCAATCAAGACATTGAAGCGGGACTTCCACCAGAGCCAACCGATCCTAACCTATCGGAGTATGGTCAGCGAAGAGTATCACACTTCTTAAAGATAGCTTTATCTATTTCTGCTTCGCAAAGTGCGGAAAGAGTTATCACATTAGATCATTGGAATAAAACTAAAGAGATAATGTTTGAAGTAGAATCCACAATGCCGAAAGCTTTAGAAGGTTTTGGTATGGGAAGAACAGGAAAGATTGCCCAAGATATGCGGGTTTGGGTAAAGGGAATCATGGAAAACAGCGGACAAAAATATGTCAGCCTTAAATTATTTAAGAGAGAGTTACTCCGAAAGATCCCGAATCCTGGTGAACTGGAACAAACCGTGAAAGCTATGGAAGACGCGGGTTATATTAGCGTTGATCACAGCATTGTTATACCGCGGTCACTTGATAAATAGAATGGAGTATGATAGAATGGAAAACTCACCCTCGAGAATCAATCACATAAAAGGAGTAAAGATGAATATAAACATAGACTATGCCCGCGACGACCTGTTGACAGAGGCGGGTAAACTAATATTAAAAGACAGATACTTATTACCAACCGAGGCTAGTCCTCAAGACGCGTTTGCAAGAGCCGCGAAAGCTTTTGCTGATAATGAACAACACGCACAAAGATTGTATGATTATGCTAGTAAGTTATGGTTTATGTTTGCAACACCCGTGTTATCAAATGGGGGAACAACAAGAGGTTTACCAATCTCTTGTTTCTTAAATTATGTGGATGATTCACGAGAAGGATTAGCTGACCACTATACGGAGAATATTTGGTTGTCAAGTATGGGTGGCGGAATCGGCGGTTACTGGGGTCACGTGCGTTCTCAAGGCATGGCAACCAGCATTGGAAATAAAACTACAGGTGTGATTCCTTTCATGCATGTTGTTGATTCACAGATGACCGCATTTCATCAAGGCGCTACAAGACGAGGAAGTTATGCATCTTATATGGATGTATCTCACCCAGAGATTGTAGAGTTTATCGAGATGAGAAAACCTACAGGCGGAGATATCCACAGAAAGAATCTAAACTTGCATCATGGTATTAATATATCCGATGCGTTTATGGAAGCGGTAGAGCAGGGGGCACATTGGGATTTGGTTGATCCTCATACTCAGCAAGTTATTAAAACAACAGACGCTAGAACTTTATGGATTAAGATATTAGAAACAAGAGTCGCAACGGGTGAACCTTACCTATCCTTTATCGACACAGTGAATGCGGCGTTACCCGAATCTCAAAAAGCTTTGGGTCTAAAGTTTAATCACTCTAACTTATGTTCGGAAATTACTTTACCTACAGCGGCAGATCGTACAGCGGTTTGTTGTTTGTCATCTGTAAACTTAGAATACTATGACGAGTGGAAAGACAACCCGAATTTTATAGAAGATTTAGTTCGTATGCTTGATAATGTTCTTGAAAGTTTTATCACTAACGCACCTTCCTATTTATGGAAAGCGGTGAACAGTGCTAGAAAAGAAAGAGCAATCGGTTTGGGTGCTATGGGATTCCATAGTTATCTACAGAGAAGACACATCTCTATGGATAATCCTAAGACTAAAGATATCAATGACAATATCTTTAAACATATGAATGAAAAGGCTCAAGAAGCAAATCGCAAACTTGGGGAAGAGAGAGGATCTCCTGCGGATATGGAAGGAACAGGGTTAAGGCACTCCCATGTAATAGCCATCGCGCCCAACGCTTCCTCATCCATTATCTGTGGGGGAACCTCTCCATCTATCGAACCATTGCGCGCTAATTCTTTTTCACAAAAGACTTTAAGCGGAACATTTCAGATGAGAAATAAATACTTAGAAAGAGTGTTGATTAAGTACAACAGAAATAATAGAGAAGTCTGGAAGTCTGTTGTAACTAACGGTGGTAGTGTACAGCACCTTGATTTTTTATCTGATGAGGACAAGCAAGTGTTTAGAACTGCTATTGAAATGAACCAAGCGTGGCTCGTAGATTTAGCGGCAGATCGACAGCAATACATTTGTCAGTCTCAAAGTTTAAACATATTTCTACCACCCGATGTGGATACTAGGACTTTACACAGTATTCATTTTAGAGCATGGAAAAAGAAAGTAAAGACTTTATATTACTTAAGAAGTACTGCATTAAAGAAAGTAGAAAACTTAACAAGTAAAATAGAAAGATCAATTAGACCAGACCATAAAGAAGAAGAAGTCGCTTGCGTGGCTTGCGAAGCATAGAAAGGAAATATATGTCAGTATTTGAAGGAAGAGAATATTATAAACCATTTGAATATCCGTGGGCTTTTGAAGCTTACGATCAACAACAGAAGATGCATTGGTTACCAAGTGAGGTTCCGTTACATGAAGATGTAAATGATTGGAACTCAAAGATGACTGATGCCGAAAAGAATCTAGTGAAACAGATTCTTACATTCTTTACTCAAGGAGATGTAGATATTGCACAAGCCTATATGGATGTGTATATACCTATGTTTAAAAAACCAGAAGTCAGAATGATGTTATCAACAATTGCTACATCCGAAGCAAACCATGCCCACAGTTATTCATTATTAAATGATACAATAGGTATGGATGATAAAGAGTACAAAGCATTCCAAGAGTATGCGGAGATGGCAGACAAACATAACTATCTCTGGCAGAGTAAAGGGGGCACGGCAGACGAGAAGATCGTCAGAGATATGGCAGTGTTCTCCGCCTTCGGTGAAGGCTTACAACTTTTCGGATCGTTTGTTATGTTACTAAACTTTCAAAGGTTTGGTAAGATGAAAGGCATGGGGCAAATCGTAGCGTGGTCAATCAGAGATGAGAACCACCACGTTGAGAACATGCTTAAACTTTTAAATGTAGTGCTTGATGAGAAACCTTATATCTGGAATGACAACTTTAAAAAATCATTGTATGATATATGCAGGGACATGGTAACTTTAGAAGAGAAGTTCATTGACCTAGCATTTCAACAAGGACCTGTTGAAGGATTAACACCAGATGATGTAAAGAAGTATATTCATTACATGGCTGATCGTAGATTACTTCAGCTAGGTTTAAAGCCTAACTATGGTATTAAAGAAAACCCTTTAGATTGGGTAGACTACATTGTCAATGGGCAGGCACACGAAAATTTCTTTGAAACAAGGGCTACAGAATATGCTAAAGGCGCAGTACAAGGCAACTGGTCTGATGCATTTTCCTCTTGACAAAAGAAACTACTTGTGATATACTACAAGTATAATTAAAACAGATGGGGGGCACAAAGAACCTTACTTCTTCTAGATGGAATTTTTAGAAACAGTTTGGGGAACCACATCTCACCACAATCGGTGGAGTCAATAGGTTTAGACCCTTCCGCTATTGACTCCCCCTTCCTTACAGGACACATATGAAACAAGATACCTATCCATACAAAACTAAATATGATAGCTTTGCAAAAAAGCTATACCTGCTATTCAGCAACAAACGCTTGACTTCTAAACAAAAGTTTGCTACACTCCC